GGGGCATACTATCCTTGTAGGCGGGCGCCCGAGTATGGGGAAAAGCGCTTGGCTGACTAACGTGGCTCAGAACGTTGCTCTTGGCGGAGATAACGTTGCGATTATAAGCTACGAAATGACTAAGAAGCAAATGATGCTTCGTTCAGTTTCCGCCCATACGCGCACCCCATCTGACAAAATGATCCGTGGAGACATGAACTTCCAGGAAATGGAAAATATCATGGTGGCGTCCACTGAGCTGACTAGGTTGCCTATCCATTGGGTATACGATCCAGGAAATATAGATAACCTACTGCTAACCATGCGCCGACTCGTGCGCATGAACAAATGCAAGCTAATTATTATTGACTACGTGAACTTAATCCCTGGTGGAGTAGGATTTAACGCCACAGAGAAACTTGGTTATATCAGCGCCGTTCTTAAGGGAGCAGCGGCAAACCTTAACGTTCCAATAGTCGTAGCCTGTCAGCTCAATAGAAACCTGGAGTCTAGAGATGACCAACGCCCACAACTTTCTGACCTAAAGCAGTCTGGTAACCTGGAGCAAGACGCTGACGCCGTCATTTTCTTGCATCGTGAAGTGTACTTCGTTGAGAGACGCAGACCTGATGTTTCATCTCCTGACTACAACAAATGGTTGTCAGATTTCAACAGGTGGAATGGACGAGCGGAGCTGCTTCTGAGGAAGAACCGCCACGGGCGTATTGGAGAAGCCGAAGTTGGCTTTGACTCCAGCACCACCCGTTTCTTTGATATGGCTGCATGAGGAAAAAATGTCGAAAAAATCACCTGTATCCAGAAACGCCTCTCCCCCCACTGGGTACACAGATATTAGTACATCTCTGCTTAGAGATGAAAGATTATCTTGGTATGATAAAGGTCTACTTTGCGACATACTCTCCAGGGCTGGCGACAAAGGATTCTCCATGGAAGAGTTTGCAGAGATAACGGGGATTGATATCGATGAGCTTTTTGAAAAAGTAAAGATATACGCTTCTTATGGTTACATAACCATAGACTCCAATGAGTGACCGGAGGTTTTGACATGGAAAAGTGCAAAACAATTGTAAGAAATGCTTCTCCTCTGCGTCCATACACTAAGATATGCAACACAGTTCTTCAGGACTACAGAATAAGCCTTGATGTCGCTGGGTTTATCAGTAGGATGCTGTCTCTTCCCCAGAATTGGATTTTCAGGAAGACATGGGCTCTGGAAAATTTCAAAATCGGAGAGGCTAAGCTCAGGCGTATCATGAAAGAGGCTATCGAAGCTGGGTATTGCCGCATTGAGCAAGGGCGCCTTGCGGGAGGAGTTTTTGGACCTGTCATATATAGTTTTACAGACGTTTCTGGACAGTTTTCTGATGGAGAAGAAGAGGTTAGTAAGGAGCCGGTAGCGGTTTCACCGCTTGTGGGTTTTGGCGGACTACAAACTAAACAAAGAAACAAAAAAAACAAAGAAACAAAAACCCCCCTTACCCCCCTTGCGCCTACGCCTGTTGAAACGCCTGTCCATTCCTTTGTCATGGACGAAAACCAGCAAGAGACTTTTGACCTGTCGGAGCCACCAGGAACCCCTGAACTCCATATGGTTAATCCGTCCACTGTGGAAACGAAGCATACCATTAAGAAAAAAGTTAAAGAGAAGGCTGATCACAACACGGACCCTGACTTTTGTGCATTTTGGGCTGAATACCCTCGCAAAGAGGGAAAGGCTGGCGCCTATAAGCATTGGTGCAAGCTTAAAAAAGAAGACCATGAGATAGTTCCTAAGCTTCTTCTAGCGGCTAAGGCGTATGCGGCTGCTATGCGCAAGCGTCACAAAACCAAGTCTGACCTTATGGAATTCACAAAGGTTGCATACAATTGGTTCAAAGATGGTATCTACGAAGACTATATGCAGGCTGTAGAACCAGAAGAGGTTGAGCCTGTTATCGTTGAGGATTGGTTCCAGGAGCAAGCGCGTAAGAAACGCGAGCGTGAAGAGCGTGTAGCTGCAATGTGCTCTGAGAGCAAGAGAGCCAAGTTCGTTGAATTTCTGGTGAAAGTCTATTCAAACGTAGTTGACGCATGGAATGAGAAGGTCATCGAGTACTTTCATGCCCGTAAGTACTGGGATATTGATGCGCTTATCCCTATCGATGTGAAAAACGAAGTCAGGGCTAGAATTGGACAGCCGCCGCTAGCGACAGCATAGAACGAAAGGAAAGACGCCTATGTCCGAAAGGTTTGCCGACGCCGCCCGCTCCAGGGGATTGCTTATACAAACTCCCATTGCTGATGGGGTTGTTCACCGAGTCCGTACTTCTGATAAATCGAGGTCTCTAAACGGAGCCTACGTGCTCTTTGCCAATGGCCGGGGCTGGTTCCAAAACCACGCTGACGGCATGGGGCGTCAGGAATACGCTCCAGAGTCTAAGGGCGGGCTCACAGCGGCCGAAAGGTATGAGGCTAGGGTTAGGGTAGCCGAAGAGAGAAAGCGGTTCCAGGAGGCTCGCACAGAGGAATACAGAGCGGCTGCGCTGGAGGCCAAGGGTCTCTTTGGCAGAGGGCTCATGGTCAAGGCGCATGGCTATCTGAGCGCTAAGGGCGTCCTCCCTCACGGGCTGCGCGTTCTGGATGGCGCATTGCTTGTCCCAGTTCGAGACGCGAATGGGAACTGGCAGAGCTTGCAAAGGATTTTTTCAAATGGTTCAAAAACCTTTCTAAAGGGCGGGAGACTTGAAGGGGGGATGTTTGTCATTGGCAACATATACCCTGAAGGGGCGGCGCTGGTTGCCGAGGGTTATAGCACTGGGGCGACTATCTATGAGGCGACAGGTTGCGCTACGGTTGTGGCGTTCAACTGTGGAAACCTTACAAAGGTGGCTAGGTCCCTTAGGAAGAGATATCCTAAGCTGAAGATAATCATTTGTGCTGACGATGACCGGAACACGCGTGGAAACCCAGGACTGACAAGCGCGAGCGAAGCGGCTAGGGCGGTGGGTGGTTATCTGGCCAAACCAAATGTTAAAAAAGGTAGCGACTTCAACGATATGTGTGCTGAACTAGGCATGCAAGAGGTTAGACGCGAGCTTATGGCGGTAGTGAAAGGTTGCATGATGGCGCCGGATCGTGGTAAGTAGGAGCATTAACGTTTTGCATCTCAGCGTATCATAACACGCCGTTCCTCTTTGCACCACAACGTAACGTTTCATGTGAAACAATGCGCTACCTTGACAAAATCGTTGAGATAGCGCATTGTGCTTTTGTATGCAAAATTGAAAGGGATGAATATGTCTGAAGGGAATCAGTACAACTCTGGCGCCAGACCACGGGCTAACAGACTTTTACTCGGAAAGTTATACGAAAAGACTAGTCAGAGTGGACAAAAGTATTTCCAAGGCGTTCTTGGATTTCTAAAAGTCCTTGTTTTTCATGATGATAACGCGGAAGCGGGCAACGAATGGAATTTTTTCGTTGTAGAACGTGATCCTTCAGAAACTAAGCCTCGTCAGATTAGTGGCCCACCTCAGCACCAGCCCAACGCTGTAGGCCAAGGCGGCGGATATGGTGCTCAGACGGCCCCCCGCCCCATACGCCCGCCGCGACAGTTGCCTCCAGAAGGTGGGAGCAATGACCCTTTCTAAGCCTCCTAGAGGGTTCCTGACGCCTAGATGGGCGACAGAGGCTTTGCTGCCCCATGTTGAACATTTGGTCAATGGCCTGGAGCCTGCGGCTGGTCAGGGGGGAATATCGAGAGTCTTGAAAGAAAGTGGTAAAAAAGTCGAATCTTTTGATATTTACGAGCACAAGGACGATGGAATAACGGTTAACCGGCGTAACTTCCTCAGTCAGCATTGGGACGTTAAATATTCAAACTTTCGAATGAAACTGAAAGCTTCGGATGGCGGGATTATCTGCCATCCACCCCAGCATCTATTCAAACAGTTTATCAAGAAAGCATTGACGCTAACCGAGCACCACGGGACAGTGGCGTTCTGGCTTAGTCATTCAATTGACACAGAGCTCTGCTACCAGGAGTTCTTCCATGGAAGCGACGCATTTTATAAAAAGATCGTTCCAATTCAAAGACTAAGACTATCGGATGATACTCTGGAGCCAATGGCGTGGTATATCTGGAGACATGGATATGGGGGAGTTCCGACTCTTCATTATGAAATAATTTAGGTGAGTAATGGGGCGTATGAGGAATAGGGCGGTTGATGGAGTGCGCCGCCATAGGCGTAAATTTTCAATTGACCGTGAGAAGGCTATTGAAAGCACTATAGAGGAAATGATATCCATCATGAATAGACTGATGATTTTAGTAAGAAGTGATGAGGATGGACTTGACTCTAATGAGGCAAATAGAGGAAACGGCAGTAGAGATATCCCTAGAGCCACGGTGGCAAGACGCTACGGCCGAAAGGATACAGAAGGCCAAGAGGGCTGAGCGTCAAGTTCATGAGAATATAGTATATGGTGCAAACGGTTTTCCTACTGGTGAGAATCGTAGAGAAATTTATTCTGCTTTGGACACTCTTTACAGGCGTAACCCACCGATGATCTTAAAAGAAGAGTGGGAAGCTGGTTGCCATTTCTTATTTATCTATAGAAAATCAGACCAACATACTAGAGTCACAATGAAATGGGTGGCGCAAGTCGATGGAGGCGTATACGCTCCAGACCCATTAGAGTTCAAAGAATTCTCAATTAAAGAACTTTACTCAGCTAGCAAGTCAGTCCATCCCCAGGGGCGCACAGCCCTGAAATGGCTCATAGAAAACGAATGGCATGATATGAGCCTCGTTGACCTTGGAAGCCAATACCCTGGACCGCAGGGAAGGGACGCCCAAAGAGAACGAGGCCGAGTCTATCTGCGGCTGGCGCTTAACGATTTAGGGAAGTACTTCGGATTTATTTCCCCCAATAACGCTTGGGATACCAGGAGGTTTCTGGAGCAATTATTGGGGAAGAGGCGTTAGCGGTTCTTGTTCCTATTATATATGGTTTCTAGCGCAGTTATAGATTCGCTGGACAATGCGTCTTTGAAAATCTCAATAAGCTTTTCATTGTTAGGAGTTTCCTTTCCGGTAGGGGCTGAGTCCCTGAGCGACACAGCCACCTTAGCCACCACTCCCCCAGCGTAGTAGCATAGAGCGCAAATGACTTCGTTGTAGTCGCTCCCCCTTCTCTCCTCAGAATCAAGCCACCTAAGGGCAGACTCTAGCATGTGTTTACGGGCGCGTCCTACGAGCGCGACCTGTTCGCTATCGCTGAGGCTATCTTGGTGGGCTGACTCCACCGCCGCAACGATCATTTCATCAAGCTGCTTTTCAATGTCCATATTTTTCTCCTCTAACCCCTTGTATCCGTTACGGACGTTCGTTGCAAATGAGAAAAGTTTCACGTGGAGCATTTTCCCTGTTGACATGGGGCTAATTAGGGCTTAATTATCTCCTCACAGCCGGTGGCTAGGAAATCGATTACAACGTCTTGTAAACGCTAATATCGCCTCCGCTTTCCCCCGGCGTCTGAATTTTTGTGTCGTGGCTAGGGATACGATTACATCTTCTATGCAAAGAAGACTTGCTTGGTTCGATTCCAAGCTCCCCCTCATCTATGGGGGAGTGTCCATGGTGGACAGTCGTTATCGTCCCCGCTTTTTCCCGACGCAACTTAATTCAGTGGAGTGGCTATGGAAACGATTACAACGATAGCTCAGTCGGTAGAGCGACAGACTTCATATCTGTAAGTCGTAGGTTCAATTCCTACTCGTTATCCCGTAAGGGGTAATCCATCGTCCCAGCTTTACCCTCCACTGCTTTAAACAGGCGCCGGTTCCTTCGCAAGAGGGGATCGGCGTTTTTTGTTTGTAATACTTAATTGGCGCCTCGCTTCGTAGCGTGTCGTGACGTGCCGCAACTCACCGTAACGTAACGTCTTATAGAAAGGAAAGAAAATGGCTAAAACAAATATTAGAACTCGCGTTCCACGTCCCCAAACGCACGAAGGCGCTCCAGCCGATAGGATCACAAAAGAGCAAGAGTTGCGCCGCTCTGTGTCTTGCTGCCTGCTTTGGGAGAATGAATTCTATGAAAGCGGTGAAGACATTGCTAGCCGCATCAGGCGTCTCGCGCTGGAATGTTCTCCTCAATTTGTGTCTAATCTTGCTATTGATGTTCGCAATCGTCTTCACCTTCGTCACGTTCCTCTTTGGCTGCTTTGCGCTTTG